CGATGTCGTCGAGTCGACGACTGCGACGTGCAGGTCCGGGCTGGCGCCCGAGTTGGCGGTCAACGTGATGGACTTGGCGCCGAACGTGGTGACGCGGTTGCTCGACACCGTGCTCTGCACGATGTCCCCGGCCACGAGACTGACCGAGCCCAGGCCGTTGGTGGTGACGACGGTCGAGTAACTGTCGCCGGCCGTGTAGGCCTTGATCAGGTGCATCTTGATCCGGTCGGTAGTCGCCGCGCGGGTGCGCAGCAGGTCACTGCCGCCGTCGAGGATGAGTGCGTTTGCCCATTTGGCCATGGTGTGGCTCCTTCAGTGGTGGTTGGGTGTGCGGTAGGGGCCGGGCATGTCAGGCCTCGTTCACGGCTGCGCCTGTGATCTGGCCGCTGCTGTCCTTGATGAGGCTGATGACGCGCGCGCTGCTGCCGGTCTGCAGCGTGATCGGCGCCCCCTGGGGGGGCGCGGGCTGTTCCACTGTGACGACGACGGCGCCAGGCTCAATCGTGGTGGTGACCGGCGGCGCCTGGACATTGGCCACGATGGCGCCTGGCTCGATCTGCACCGTGACGGCCGGCGGCGATACGTTGATCGTCGGCGGCGCGGAGCGGGTGGCCGTCGTCAGCGCAGCCTCGATAGCCGTGAGCCTGTCGATGATGGGCTGCATGTCGGCTGCGGGCGCAGCGGGATCGTCGGGGGGCGCAGCGTCGCTTTCCGGCGCGCTTTCCGGCGCGCGCCCCTGCAGAGTCTCGTCGATCTCGGCTTGTGCGGCGGCCTTGTCCGCCTCGTCGGCCGCATCGAATTCCGCCGCGGCCACAGCACGGCGCTTCAGCGCCAGGGTGCGCGGGCCGAAGCCGGCAACTTGCATGGCGCTGAGCACGTCGAGCTCGGTGAGCGTGTCGAAGATGTTGAAGTCGGTCGGCCACTCGGTGGTCACCCGGTTTGTGGTGCCCAGCGCTTGGTGGAACATCTTCCACATGCGGCGCTCGAGCGACTGCAGCCGCGAGGCGAACGATGCGAGGTCGCTGTTCAATCGCTCGAAGCGCAGTCGACGCGCGATGCCACTCTCTGCGGCGCCGCCTTCTGCGCTGGCCTCGTCCATCGCCACGCGACGTATGGCCTGCTGCATCGAGTCGATGACCCTCAGGTATGTCTCGGCGTTGCCCTGATCGGGTGAGATGAAGGCGGGCGTGTTGCCCTGGTGGGTCAGGATGGAGCTCGTGCCTATCGTGGCCACAGCGTCCATCACGTTTTGGTTGCCAGTCTGCGGCACCTGAAGCGTGAGGATCGAAAACGTCTGCGCAGCCAGCAGCTCCTCGAGCCGGCTGCGATGATTGTAGATGCCGCGGCTCATGTCGGCAATCTGGGCGTACTTGCCGATGTGCGGGAAGCAGTCGCCGCTCTCGGTGAAGGGCAATACCGGGCACTGCCCGAAGCGGTGCTCGCCATTGGCCACGAGCTCGTCACCCGCGTGCAGAGCCCACCCTGCCGCCGTCCAGGTGCGGATGCAATCGCGGTGCTTGCCTGCGATGCGCTCCACTGTCCGCAGGCGCACTTCGGTGAACGCGCCGGATTCAGCGTCTACCTCGAAGCTGAGCAGGTCCTCTGGCATCAGGATGCGCAAGTAGGGCACCGCGCGGCGCTCGATCTGGTCCTGCAACGACCGCGGCGATGCATCGTCAGGCGCGCCCGGCATGTCCAGCAGCAGCAGCACCGAGCCGCGCGCCTTCGCGTGCATGGCCAGCTGAGAGAACACGCCGTCCAGGGGAGTTCCGCGCAAGTCGGCGTCGCCCAGCAGCAACTGTGCGAGCGGTGACTCAGTGCCTTGCCTCATCGGTCGACGCCGGCCGAGATAGCCGACGAACCGCTCACACGCCTCTCGTAAATGGTTCTCGTAGCTGGCCGTCGCTGCGCGGGCCGCGAACTTTTCCGGGCTCTCGCGGGGGTGGGGTACGAGGTGGCACGGGCCGGCCATCTTGGGAACCCGGCGCACCGCCTGCGTCGTGTTGCCGCCTGGGTCGCGTACCTGCACCGTCTCGTCGACCCAGACGATGCGCGGGGCGAAGCCGCCCACGCCATGGAAGGCCTCGGCCAGGAACTGGAACCGCGCCAGATCGGTGCTGGATGCGCTCATGGGCGCGCATGCTGCGTGCCGGGCGTCTCGCCGAGGCGCATTGCAAGAGAAAACGCGACTGGCGCGGCGAAACATTCTCGCTGCTGCGGCCGGCGTGAGACGACGAAGGCCCACCATGCGCGCCCAAGGCATGCCGGCGAGAAGCCGGGGCCGAGACGCACCGATTGCGCGGGATGCGCGATCAGTGCCGGGACAGCCCACTGGAAGCAACCCGCATGAATCTTTCTCTGGACGCCTACAAGGGCAAGATGCTGGATGACGAGACGTTGTCCGCGCTACTGGCCGACGTAGCCAAGCTGGTGGAGCCGCTGGAAGCCCGCGCCCTCAAGGCCGAGGACAAGGCGCGCAAGGCCGCTCAGGAGTCCATCGAGGGGCGCAAGGGCAAGGACGCACTGATCGCCAAGGCGCTCGAGAAGCTCGGTATCGAGAGCCCAGAAGACCTGGACAACCTCCCGGACGCCAAGGGGCAGGCCGAAGCGCTCAAGCAATTCGAGGCCAAGCTCAAGCGGTCCGAGCGGGATCTGGCGGAGCGCACCAAGAGCCTGGAAGAAATCACCACGCGGTACTCCACCGAGCGGCGCGAGCGAGCGATCTCCGAGCAGGTCAGCAAGCACTCTTTCATCGATGCCGACGACGTGCGCGCACTTGTCGGCGCACGGCTGAAGGAGGAGGGCGACGAGCTTCTGTTCGCCGGCCCTGACGGCCAGCTGATGCCGCTGGCTGATGGCGTGGCCTGGCTCGCCAAGGCCAAGCCGCACCTGGTGCAGCCGGCCGGCGGTGCGCAGGGTAGCGGGTTCAAGGGCTCGAAGGGGTCTCCCGGGGCCCTGCAGATGACGCGTGCTCAATTCGAGGCATTGCCTCCCAAGGAACGGGCCAAGGCGGCCACCACGGACGGGTTCGTGCTCGTCGACGCCTGATGCTCTCACGACCAAACATTGAGGTAAACCACCATGGCAAACACACTCACCGCGCTTGTGCCGGTGCTGTTCTCCGCAGCTCAGGAGGTCTCCGGCGAGCCGTTCGGGGTCATCCGGGCCATCAATGCGCAGTTCGATCACCGTGGCGTCGCCAAGGGCGACACGGTCACCGTGCCTGTGGCACCGACCCTCAGCGCGAGCGACTTCACTCCCGCGGCGTCGTCGACCGCCGGCGCTGATGCCACGGCCACCAGCGTGGGCGTCGCCATCACCGCCAGCAAGAAGGTCAGCTGGCACCTCACGGGCGAGCAGATCCGTAGTTTGGACAACGGCGGCAACTCGGCCGAATGGGCGCGGCAGCTCGTGGCGCAGGGCATGCGCACGCTGCGCAATGCCGCCGAGGCCGATGCCTGCGCCGCCATCAAGCAGGGCGCCTCGCGCGCCGTGGGCACGGCTGGCACGACCCCCTTCGGATCTGACATCAACTTGATCGCCGATGTGCGCAAGGCGATGGCCGACAACGGCGCACCGCTGGCCGACCTGCAGTTGTGCATCGACACCAGCGCCGGCGTGAACCTGCGCAAACTCGGCATCATCCAGCAGGCCTACCAGGCAGGCAACGATGCCGAGCGACGCAGCGGCGACCTGCTGCGCCAGTTCGGGTTCTCGATCACCGAATCCGCGGGCATCAGCACACACACCAAGGGCACTGGCGCATCCTACGTCACCAGTGGCGCTACGGCCCCCGGGGTGCGTGATGTCGCGCTCGTCACCGGCACCGGCACCGTGCTGGCCGGCGACGTGGTCACCTTCGCCGCGGACGCGGCGAACAAGTACGTGGTCAACACCGGTGTCACGGCCCCCGGCACCATCAGCCTGGGTCGCCCAGGCGCGCGGGCGACGATTGCCACGGCCAACGCGATGACCATCGGCAACAACTACCAGCCGAACATGGCGTTCGAGCGCAATGCGGTGGTCGGCATCCTGCGCCCGCCGATGATGCCGGTGAACCCGACGATGGAGCAGCTGACCATCTCCGACGACGCTGGCATGAGCTACCTGCTGGTGCAGATCGCCCAGTACGGGCAGCTGACGTGGGAGCTGCATCTGGCCTGGGGGTTCAAGGTCGTCCAGGGTGAACACGTCATGCTCGTGATGGGCTGATCAGGCGCGCACACCATGACGCTCGTCGACATGGTCAAGGGCGACCAGCGGCTGCAGGTGCACCCGAACTGCGTGGCCGCGCATGCCCGCCTCGGGTGGATGCCGGCGCCGAGCGACCGCCCTGCCGACTTGTCGACGGCGCAAACCGTGCGCACGACAAGAATCGATGCATCAAGGCGCCGCAGGGCGCAAAGCAAGGAGTGATTTCACATGGCCTACTTTCTGCCC